GGGCATTTATATGGACTCTGATAGGGAGTGTCTGTCCTACGTTGTCCCATTATGCTGTCAAAGCCTTCCAAGAATGTTGGAAGCTGTTGGGTACAGCAGAGTCAATAGCAAAGGCAATTTCCTGTGTTTCCTTCTGTGCATGGGGATCAGTCCGAAGCTTAACCACACGAGCAAAAGCAGCAAGAGAACCAGACCACAGCCATTCTGTCATTGTGTTTTGAGGCAAGACCATACGTGCTTGTTCAGGCGCGCATCCATCAGCTAACATGGATTTATAAAGTTCTAAACAATAGAAAATCACTTGATCGACTTCCCATGCAGCCTCGGTTTTAATCCCCACACGAAACTCACTACTGCCTTGTTTCACGTTCTCAGCTTTCTTCCTCCATACTTGGGGGAAGAAAAATTCCGGTTCATCATCTACATAGCGACGACTCACTTCGTTCCAGGCAAGTCCGACTTGATGCTTGACCAATTGACGGGCCACGAAAATCGGAGCCTTGATTCGGAAAGATAAGAAGGCATGAGCAAATGGAGTCCAATGGCCATGCTTAGCAAGATAGGAAATAAGCTTTTGATCTTTTTCATTTAGTTTCTTCTCTGTAGGCTGTCCAGTCAATAAACTTTCTTCTAGATACTCCCAATCGCTTTCTTTATGAAAGCTTACCCGGGCCGCGTTCACCACGTTCAGGTCCGATCCCATGCTGTCGATCAGCTCGACTTTCATCGGCACAATATTCATTGATTTCCTCTTCTGCCTCTTGTTCTTGAATCTTACGAACTAAATAACGCTTCTTGTATTGCTGTTTATCGAACGGCTCGTGCGAGTCGTGTGTACTCTTCTTCAATGCGTTCCTCTACTTCAGGAATGTTAACAATGTCTACAAGTTCCAAACCAATAATATCGAGGAACTCGACAACATCCAAATTACTACAAATCAATGCCTTGAGTTCTTCGATATCGTCACTCATTAATAAGCCTTTCCACCAACAGCAGAACGATTCTCAATCTTGTGATCTGCTCGTTGAGCATTGTATTTTAACTTCTCAACAATGGCACCACCCAGGTCCATACCGTAAGCACCAGCCAAATCGAAGATGCGAATAACAGCATCTGCCAACTCCACTTCCCGTCCCGGTCGATGAGGAAGCTTATCGTCTTGGAGCGATTTGCGATCCGCCTCAAGGGCTTCACTAAGTTCGCTGTGACAGAGAGCAAGCTTATTGCTGAAAGCATATCGATTATTGCGAATATCGGTTCCATCCTTACCAGTCCACCATCCTGCCTTTAAATTATCCTCAAAGATATGCTCTACAAGTTTATTAATGATGCAGGCTTCTGCATTACTTAGTTGCATACTTTTCCTCCATTGCAATGAGAAGATCGACATAGTGCTTAATCTTCTCTAAATCTTTAATACCGCCTTTATCTCGCCAACGGGTAATGTACTTCACAATAGAACCTTCACAGAAGTTCAATTTATTTGCATGAATATACTCGATTGGCTGAATAGCTTTTTCTTTGTAGTGATTACCATCCACTTGTGTTTCTAAGGGATTCACTTGTATTTCCTTTTATTGAGATACCTTAAACTTACCGGCATAACATCAAACTGACCATCCTGAACATCATGCAGCATTAAACAACCCCGCCAATGATTGTTCTGCTGAGGACCGAGGTAGTCTTCATCATGCTCGTAGAAGCTTCCTGCAATGATGCTTGTGATTAATGCTCCATCAGCACGGTAAGCTGTTGCAATCTGAAGACCTTGTTGATGACCGGCAACGCAGCTCATATGCTTCTTAGCTAGTTGTGCTGAGGCAGTGCCAGCAGGACGACCAGCAACACCAGTGACGAAGTAATGGCTATAAGCAACTCCATCAATAACAATCGTTTCCAAAAATGGGTATGTTTCCCATCCAAATTCTGCATACCCAAGATCAGACAGAGAAAGAACCCCGTCAAGTTTGGGATCATCATTAACAGCACGAACAATACGATATTCATGGTTGCCATATAGCATCACCTTACGAGGTTTATATTGCTTCTTCCCATTCTTCTTCTGCTGAGCATTGAAGGCATCAATGGGCGCTAGAAGCGCCTCCATGCCCTTCTTAGCAATGGCAATGTCTTTGACATACCTCTTGCCTTCAAAGCTTTTCTTGCCTACATCATAAGAAGACAGGCTGGACATATCAGCAAAATCACCGAGACAGACAAGCACATCCGGCTGTTTCTCAACAATGTACTTACCTGTCTTCTCTAGAAAAGAAACATCATCCCCATCACGTAGCTGTGTGTCGGGAATAACGAAGTGCTTCATTGCAGAGTGTCCCCAGTGTCAATAATGATGGCTGCTTCTTCAGAGGGCTCTTTACCCATAACCGGAAGAACACCTGCTTGCAACAAGACATTCAAACCAACCTTAATAACCAGATCGGCTTCTGCCTCGCTAAGCTCCCCTTCAAATTTAATCGTCCCCTGCGGAGTTTCTACTACTTTGTTTACGTGCATTCTTTTCCTTATTTGAATTTTTTATAGAGTCTACTAATTTGAGAGGAATGGAGTCCTACTTCTTTTCCCAACTCTGTTTGTGTTCGGCCATTATCTACTTCCTGTATGATATACTGAATGTGTTCTGGAGAAAGTTTATATTGCCAAGGAGGTACTCGTGGTACTTTCTCTAGAGCTTCTTCCGGCTTCCACCCTCTAGCCAGTCGATAATAGATTGTATTGGGAAGAATGTTTAATTCTTCTCCCCACTGAGAGAGTGTTTTCGTTTGTTCATCAAATTCCAACCAATATTGTTTTGTGGTATTGTTTGCTTGTTCTTTAGCAGATGCCCATCGACAATTCTCTGGAGAATAAGGACCGTTGGGATCAAGTCTGTCCAAAGACATGCCTTCTTTACGTGGTCCCATATCTTCATAGAAAGACCAGAAGGAGGCTTTCCAACGATCACATACAGTGATACCTCGCCCACCGTAAAAATTATATCCTGTTGCTTTTTCGTTATAGCAACGAGACAACATATTTCTATACGATGATTCTTCTCTAGGATGGAGAACTCTAGGACTTTTTGTTTTTTGATTGTGTCTCAACACCAATCTTCCTTTCTGCTAGGGACTTTTTCTTGTGACAGGTGGTGCAGAGCACCTGTAAATTACTTTTCTTACAGAACATACGTTCGATGTAAGTGTTCCAATCTACAAAACCAACCTTTGGATCAATTACGGGTTTTTTGTGGTCTACTTGAACTCCCTTTGCTGGGAATTCTTGTTTACAGGCATTGCACCTGAAATGTTGTGCGACCCGGCCAGTCTTCGGATTAACCTTCTTTTCCGTTTTGGCCTCATTGAGAGTTTCGTACTTCGGAGGATATTTCCTCGTTGCTGTACGAAGAGCAGAGATGATGAAGGCTTTAAGGCGGGCTTCCGTCCATTCCTTCTTGTCCTTTAGGAGCTTCCCAATAATCGTTTTCCTTCCTCATAATCCACAAAACCTTTGCATTGCGATGCATGGTTTCCGTGTCTTCGTTATATAGATTTAATAGATATTCATACATATCAATTTCCTCTGTCATTTCCTCAAGAAGATCGAAATGTCCTTGCAAGAATTGAGGAATTTTAACGCGCATCTTTCCGTCAAATCCAGGGATGTTATCACTACGATCCCCCATGATTAGTTGTCCATAGAAGTTTCGCAAACCTTCCAAAGGACTGATGTGTCGTTGTTCTCCCTTAACAAAGTTGTAATGCATTCCAGGCAACATGAGGAGGTCTTTGTCTATCGAACAAACAATAGAGTCCCCATCATGTTCAGAACAATGAGCAATTCCAAGAGCATCATCTGCTTCAATACCATCCGTTACTGAAGCCTTCCAATCTGTGACAAGATGCTCCCTGACACGCTGGAGCCACTTTGGCCGCTGCATGTCCTTTCGATTTGCCTTGTACTCAGGATAGACAGAATAACGAAAATTATTGTCACCAGTAAGAAAAGCCCTAAACTGCATAGCATTCGTTTCATGCAGAATGCGCCTCATCATTTCCGAGGTTTGCCAACAGGCAATGTCCTCTGTTTCATTCTCTGTGGCTGCTGCACAGCGGTATGCCACAATGTCGGCATCAATTAATGCCGTTTCAATCATATATGCTCCAATGGAGCGGCCAGCGAGACTCGAACTCGCAACCCCTGACTTGGAAGGACAGTGCTCTGCCAATTGAGCTATAGCCGCGAAAGTGGTGCCGGATAGAGGAATCGAACCCCTGTAAACGGACTACAAAACCGCTGTAATACCACTATACTAATCCGGCAAAAAGGCTGGTGACGGCAATCCAGCTTGGTGTTTAATTTGCTACCCTCCCCCTTGAAATTACAATGTCATGCGAAGGGGATTATGCGACATACAGAGGGTCCAACGATTTTTAAATTACTTCGTAATCGAGAAGCTCATCGAAGAGATGTTGTCGAAATAGACACCGAGTTCTTTGGTAATCCAACGACGAACATACTTGCGAGCATCCTCATAAGAGGCAAATTGCTTGTTGTTAAAACGCTTACCACGACGATAAATTTTGTACATTGTTATTCCTTATTCCGGTTGAAAGTTCTCATCAAAAGTCGGTACATCATCAAAACCTGTCGCACCGCCGAGAGGCTCTGTGCCATTCACAAAAGCTTCGTATTGCTTAGCAACAGCAATCACTTCTTCAGGGGTCACTTTCTTAGCACCCACAGTAAGAGTAGCGATAGCATTACTAATACTAGATTGACGGACAATGGAAGTTTGCCGCTTCGCTCGTTCTTCGGGAGTTTCATACGTATTCCTAGGGGCTGTGGTAGTTGCAGGCTTGGCTGCTTGGGGAGCGCCGGCACCAACTGCTGTTGCTCCACCCTTAGTCAATGCAATCCAATTGTTGTAAGTCTTGCCATCCTTACCAATGGCTTTGTCAATAACAACGTCGAAGCTCTCACCCGGCTGAGCAGTAGCCAGCACCTTGAAAGCAGCTTCGGTTGCACCGAACGACATAACTTTCTTACCCTCAACCTTTCCTTGGAAAGTGTTGTTCTTGTAAGCAATATCTGCAATTTGATAAGTACCACCACGGCTATTAGGTTGAGTGGTGATATTAATCGAAAGGATTGTAATATTCATAGTTCCTTTTATTTGTTCCTATACTTATATTGTAACATATTCTGTTACCCTTGTCAAGCGGTTCGCTTAACTTTTGTCATTTCTTTCATGTTCATGCCCATCTTGCATTCACAATCCATTGGCACTCTCCATGTGTAGCCAAATGCCTGCTTAAACATTTTGGGCAGATCATCAAACACTTCATGGAAGATGTTCACAATTGCTTGAACATACTCTTTCTTTGTGTCAACCACAATTGAGTCATGCACAGTAGAAACGAAGTCTGCAACAATACCCAGCTTCATAATTCGTCTGAATGCTGCGATACGTGCAAACATCATTACGTCTGCGCCAGTTCCCTGAACAGGGTAGTTGGTGAGGGTTGTCCATGGAATCTTTAAGTTTCCATACTTATCCCGCTGCATGTTGATAGACCAACTTCTACCGAACGGACCCTCAATGGGTAAGCTGTTGATAATCCTATCCGCCCATTTGTAATGGGCATTATTGATTCCTACATACTTGCTGTAGAATGCTTCGTTCTTTTG